ACCCTCGTCCACACCCATGTCCATGTCCATGTCGTCCGCGGCGATCACCGTCATGCTGGCGGGCCTCCGGGCGTCACGGAACGACAACGGGGACTGACCATCCACCAGTGTACCGTGGGCAGCCTTGAGGAAGGCACCGTCGGCGGGGACCGTGGCCGGGAACGAGTACACCCGGTTGATCTTCTTGGCGAGCTTGGCGTTGTCGTCCGAGGACAGGGTGATGAGGTTGCGGCGAACTGCACCCTTGAACGCCGGGATCTTCACCCAGCTACCCTCGATGAACACCACACCCGCGGTCGGGTCCAGGGACTCGTCGCCACACAGTTCTGCGATGCGGCAGCGGTTGCCACGCTCATCGTAGAAGGTGTTGCCCTTCATGTACTTGATGTGATCGCAGAACTCGGTCTCGTCCGCCGCCCAGTGGCCACACTGTGTACAGGTGCTCCCGTCGATGGAGCACCCCATCGAAAGGGTCGTGAGCTCTCCGCTCTCGATGTCCTTGATGAGCTCCCGGTGCTTGCGGTCGGTCGCGATGAGGATGTCGATGTAGACCGAGTCCCCGATGTCCCTGGCCACTGCATCGAGGATGCGACCCTTGGACAGGTTCTCGATCTGGACGTGTTCGAGGAAGTTGTGCGCCCCGATGAACGTCCGGTACGACTTCAACAGCACGTTCCTCGACCACGAGTCGAAGTTGTTGTTGATGTACTGCTCGCACTCAGGCTTGATGCGGAACGCCGTGGTCTTGCGGTTGACCATCTTGCCACCCACGGTGGCTGCACCCAGGCGCGCGTTCGGAACGTCCACCGTGTCCACGGACGCCACGATGGTGGCGTGGGACAACAGGTACCGGGACGGGTCGAACTGCTCGTTCAGGATCTTGGAGGCTTGGTCAACGAGGCTGCGGTCCATCCGGGTCTGTGCCGCAGCGACACGGACCTTGTCCCAGCCCTGACCAGTAGTGTAGGGAGAGACAGTCCTAGCGTTGGCGTACCGGAGAAATGCCACGGGTTACTCCCCTTCCTGTGCAGCATGGAGTGCGGCTCTGATGGCGTGTCCGTTCCTCTTGCCCTCAGAGATACGACGTTTCGTCTCATCTGTGAGGGGGGCCCTCGTTTGACCCTTCTGAAGGGCAGAGAGTTTAGCCCTGACATCATCCCGTTGGACAATGGCTGCGATTTGAGCCCCCCTACGGAGCCTCTCAGCATCGGAGAGAATCATTTTCTGCCCCCTCCTACTCACAGCCGCCGCGAGAATTTTTGCCTTGTGCTCGGCAGACATGACACGAGTCTTTCCTGCCCAAGGGCCCGGTTTCCCTTTCTTAGACGCGGACATTTTCCGTCGAGATTCTACGGAAACAGTCTGCCCCCCACTGGTATCCACGACATCCAGGTTGTATCCGCGACGGGGATCAAACACACACAGCGCGTTACAGTAGTGCCCCTCACGAACTGGCAGACCATCGGGGGGGACTTCCTCCAACAACTCAAACACAAACGACTCCTCCCCATACTTCAGCCACGCAGCTTGGAGGTGTGGATTTCGATGGGAGCCATTGCGAAGAGCCGTCCGATGCCCAGACCAACGCTTCTCTACGGTGACGGACCTACCAACGTAGACCTTGCCATCCAACAGGTTCCGAATTTGGTAGACCCCCGATGTCATTGGTCACCCATCCCCAACACATCGGACTGTCGGACCAGAAACAAACATTCAGGGCAACAAAACAACCGGACCCTCTGCCCCTCGTCATGTTTGTAGATCACACGACGAAGGTAGGCGTCCTCACACCGGGGGCAGTTCAGCCTCCCGGTCTCCATCTCGGTCTTGCAGGGGCGGTACTGGCGACCCTTTGCCGCCCAGTACACGGCCATCTTGTTCAGGTGCCCAGTAGCCACCCGGTGTGCGGAGACCTCCTTGTCCGTGAGGACAGGACCCCCTGACACCGGGACCGTGTGGGTGCCGCCCGGCACGCTGTCGTACGCCACGTCCACACTGGCGTCGATGGAACTCCCACTGTCGATGAGGAGATCCTCCACCGGGGCGCGGGTCGCCCCGTGGGGGTACTGAACGTCCACCATCCCGATGGCAGGCCACACCGCGACAACGGTCCCGCCGTTGGACGGGTTGCCCTTGAGAATCGGGTAGACCCGGTCCCCGACGTGGAACGCCGTGGCTCGGGCTTGGTAATCGACGTAGGTACCCCGACGGGACGTGGTCATCACGGCCCCCTTCAGCGGTAGAGGCCGAAGATGCTCGCGGTCTTCTTGGACTCGTCCTCGGCGTCGTCGGCCTCTTCCTTGGCCTCCTCCTCCGACTCCTCCTCCTCGACTGCCTCGTCCTCGTCCTCGGCCTTCTTCGCGGCCTTCGGGGTGGGCTTGGCGGTCTTCGTCTCGCGCTTGATGCGGTTGTAGAGCTCGGCCATCATCGCCGTCTTCTCGGCCTTGGCGTCCTCGTCGTCGGCTGCCTCGACCTCCTCGGTCTCCTCATCCTCGTCGGCCTTCTTGGCCGACTTCAGGGAGGTGAACGACTGCATCGCGGCCTTGTACGCCGCAGCGTGGACGAGCTTCGCGAGCTTGGGGTCCGCGACGTGCTTCGCAGCGTTGGCCGCGAGCTCGCCCGACATCTGCTTCTCGTCCAGGGCGCGGAACTGCTCCTGGGTGAAGTGGCCCTCCATGAACGGGTTGTTCGAGTCGAACGCCTCGGGGCCTGGGACCTCGACGGCGATCTCCGAGGGGTCGAAGTAGCCCGCCGTGCGGCGCTGGTCGAGGAAGTCCGAGAGCATGTCGCAGCGGGTAGCGAAGTCGATCGCCGCCACCTTGGGGAGGCCCAGGCTGGCGTAGTGGTGCTGAACCAGCGATGCCAGAGCGTCGATGTTCGCGGTCACGCGACGAACGCCCGCCTTGGAAGCCTTCTTCTGTGTCTTCATGAGAGGTGTTTCTCCTGTGGTCCCGACCGGGATTGCCGTGGGGATCTGGTCCGAAATTGGGGGCTCCCGGCGGGATCTCCCACTACCTAACCGTCTTGGAATAACCTAGAAAACGGGTAGCTCCCGAGAACCCGGTGAGCGACCCTGACAACCATGGCCACCCGCTGTGCCGCGTCCTTGTAGTTCAGGGACATGTCATCGTCGGATGTGTCCGTGTCGGAATCCTCCACATCCAGCCTCTCCCGACGGAGGTCATGGCGCGGTGGCTTCTTCTTCGGGGAGGGCTTGACCAGCGCCTCAACGTCTTCGTTCTCACGCTCGCTGTCGGTCTTGGTCCCGACCTTCAGGGACTTCAGGACCGTCCCGTCCTTGACAAACTGATCCTCCAGGCCCGGGACCAAGTACTGTGATCGGAGGGTGGCAGCCTCGTGGCCCACCACCTCTGCAACGGTCTCCAGAGCACGCTTGAACTCGGCCTTGAGGATCCCGTCCTTCTCCTTGCGACCCTTGGGCAGGGTCTTAGGTCCCTTTGCCCGTTCATCACGGAGGGCCTTGCACATCTCGTCGTTGGCCCTGAACCCCCGGATGTCTTTGGCCGTGATGTCGAACTCCGAGAGGTACTCGTTCACGTCGTTCGCGGTGACCCCCCCACACAACTCATCCTCGGGCTTCTTGCCCTTGAGTGCCTTCTTGATGGCCTTCAGTAGCAGGGGGTCGTCGATGGTTTTCTCGTGCTCGACGCCCGACTTTCCAACGTAGCGCACTGTGGCCGTGTTCTTACCTACGGTGAAATGCTTGGCCCTCCATACGGAAACCCCAAAATGTCCATCGTCTGCGGACGTGGGGTTCCCCACGCGCTCACAGGTGTGGTCCATCAGCCCCACTGCCAGGGCCGCATACCACTTCTTGTCTGCGTCATTCACGAGGGCCACCAGACTTCTCCTGCCGAATCCTTCCATGGGGACTTCGATCCGTGGATTCCTGGATCTGGTTCCCCCCCCTTCGATTGGCCTCAGTTATGTTGGCAAGAGCCTGATGACCTCGTTTCTGACCCCGGCGTGCATTCGCAGATTTGGCAATGGCCTCTGAACTTTGCTTGCTACCTAGATGGGACGCGGACATTTTGGAGCAGGATTCCGCACTGAATTTCCTGCCCCGGCTGGCCGCAGAAATTTTGGCTAGGGCCTCGGGACTGTGCCTTTTCCCGCGACTTGATGCTGACATCTTTGCCAAGGTTTCTTGGCTGTGTTTCTTGCCCTTGGCCGCCGCAGACATCTTCACGATGGTTTCTGGGCTTGTCACCCTTCTACGGCGAGCCGTGGACAACTTGGTTCTGGTCTCGGGGGAACAAGGTCGTCCCACTGCCCCTTCCCCACCGGACGTGTGGTTCGTCAGGTCGGACCCGTGTTCCTTGTGCCACGCGATCCAATACATCTCAGAGGCTTCCCAGCCGAGACCCCTCCCACTATCAATCACCCTGATGGAGGGGGTAACCCCACACATCAGCAAAGACATGATCCAGTGTGAGGAATGAGTAGGAACCCTCGGATTACGGGCGTTGCTCAAATGCCGTGCAAGACGGTTCCTGGGGGTGGCATGAGTGACCCCAACGTAACGCACAGCCTCTGGAGTTCTGGGGTCACTAAGAGCGTAGATCACCCACGAACGAGGCCCTTGCGTCTTCGAGATGTTCACTCCAGCCCCGCTTTCAGGTCGGATCTGACCTTTGCACGAAGGTCAGAGATATTCTTACGAAGGTGCTCTACCTTATCAGCTTTTCCGTGATTTCTGTGTGAAATTTGCTTTTCCGAATACTCATAGTGGACGTTGCCCTCATCGTCCTTGGTCTTCTTCTTGTAGCGGGCCGCAACTCGTACGGCCATCGCGACCCTCCCGGCCATCTCCCCCATCGGGAGCTCCACGGGGTCATCCCCCAGCCCCCACACCTCGACCGTGTTGAACGTCCATGACCCCGTGGGCACGTCCCCCTCGTAGGTGTCCCCAGGGGTGAGGTACGCGAGGGTGGCGTGGGGGTTGTAGTCCAGCGGGTGGCTGTCCTCCACTGTGAACCCGTTGGCCTCCAGGGCATGGATGAGAGACACCCGAAGGGGGGCCATGTCGCTGTAGAAGCTCACCCGGTTGTAGGCCACGGTGTGCTCAGGGTTGTGGAAGTACTCCAGCCCCATCAACGTCGCGGTCATCCTCCAGGGCCAGTTCTCCACCTCCGACCGGACCACATCGAGGAACCTGGGAACGTCCCCAGGGCTGGGGCCTTCCCCCACGCACAGGAACGTGACGTGACAGGGGGAGTCATCCTCCTCACCCAGTGAAGGGAACTCCTTGGCCAGATGTTCAGGGAGCGGGAAGAACAGTCCTACTGTCACAGGGACCCCCGAAACCGGGCGACAACACGCCCGGCCATGTACTCGACCTCAGGAGCGTGGGCGCTCACCGTCACGAGATGTGGGAACGCTGCACGACCACGGCCCTCCACGTAGTTGGACATGACCATGAGGTTCTCCTCGCTGTCCTCCCAGATGTCCACGTTCCGCACCGACGGGTTGTCGGCCATGAGCGTGGTGAGCACCTTGAGCTTGTAGCTCTTGGAGTCCTCCTCATCCGGGCTCAGGAACACATGGTCGAACTTCAACCCGGCCTGCTCAAGCAACGCACGGATACGCAGGGTGAACCTGTGCTTCACCCGCGCCGTGACCAGGGCCGTCAAGGTGTTCTCGTTGGCGATGTCCCTCATCGCCCGATCCACCACGGTCTGGTTCCACCAGTCCACGCTGGGCTCCTCGGGGACGAACGGACGAGTGAGGGACTCCAGGTTCCCCCACCATGCACCGCTCCAGCCCTCGGGACGGGTCGGGCTGCGGAACAGGGTCCCGTCGAAGTCGAAGATGGCCAGCTTGGTGGGAGACATCAGACCCTCAACAGCTTCCAGTTCTGGACCGCCACCGGGAGGCTGGACCGCTCATCCAACCTCACGAAAGGCTCCTCCACCACCGTCACGATGAGTCGAGAGTACCCCCCGTCCGCGAGTTGCATCACCACGCCGTCGAACCCCAACACCCGGCGGGCGTAGTCGTTGTACGGAGAGCGACCCAACATGACCTTCCCCGTCAGGGCTTCGTCTGCCCTCTGCATGAGGTTGGCAAGGGCCTGCTGGTTCTGAGGGGTGTGAAGCTCCTGATCTCCCCCCATGGCCTGTGCATGGAACCTTTCCAGGAGCTCCCTCAGGTCGCGCACAGGGTTCGATGAACCACAGACGTGACGCTCGCGCCCGATGAGCCTCTCGGCTACCAGGGAGGCGAGGGATGCCCCGCGCGTGCTGGCCATCCGGGACTCCTCGGTCATCTCCCGAAGGTCGAAACACTCCGGGGCGAAATCCTTGCGGAGAGCACGGATGTCCTGTGCGATCTCACGGGGGTCGTCACCGTCGATCCAGCGGTACTGGAGTTCCCGTACGAGTTCGGCCTTCCCGTCGATCTTGTCGGCCCACTTGGCCTTGTTGTCGAGGGACGTGGCCTCCTCGAACAGGGCCTCGATGGTCAGGAAATGCTTGCGAATGCAGTCCTGGCACCGCTTGCGCTCGTTGTTGAGGTGGTCCTCCAGCAACGCGCACTGCTTGCAAATCTCCCTGAGATTGTACAGGGGGTGCATGATGGGGAGGAGGTCGGCAGCGAGTCGATTCACAGGGTGGGCTCCTCCCCTACTTGGAGGATAGGGTCGGAACCGGGGGACGGGGCTCGGTTAGAACCGGCCCTCGGCGTCCTCTTCCTTCTTCTTGTAGGTCAGACCCAGTTGCTTGGCTACGAGCTCGACAGCGTCGGAGTTCTCGGCCAGCATCCGTCCCAGTTCGCCGTACAGCCCACCCAGCACGTCGTTGAACTTGGAGTCGTTGAACGTGAGGGCGTCACGCTTGAGCTTCTCCTTGGTCGAGTGTGGGTCGATGTTCAGGAGCTCCAGGATCACGTCGATGTCCAGCGAGCCCTTCTGGTACAGGTTGAACAGGGCGTCGAAGGTGTCGCTGTTGTCTCGCAGGGCCAGCCGGGTGAACGACAGCGAGGGGCAGACCACCACCTCACTGCCATCGTCATCGAGCTCGATGAACCCCATACGGCGGCACATCGGTCGGAGCATCCGGTCCTCGACCATGTCCTGGAGAACCTCACGGAGGAGCATGAACCGGGTGTTGATGACCTCCAGGTTGATGCGGTCACCGCTGTAGCTGGACTCACCCGACAGGAGGGACTCCGTGACGCCCAGCCCGGCGTACATCTGCCGGTCGGTCATCTCGTACTCGGACGACAGTTCCAGGAGTCGCCCGTTCGACCCCATCTCGTTCCAGTTGACCTCGAAGTTGGTCACGATGGAGTAGTCAGGGTCCTGGAGGGCCATGTCCACTTGGTCCCGCAGGGCGTCTGTGTCGCTCGCAGACATATCCGCCGCGGAGATCACCCGGATGGGGGTCATGTGCCGCGAAGCGATGCTGGTCTGGGCCTGACGGAGCTTGTCCCGGTACACCAGGGTGTTCAGGCACCGCTCCAGCATCGAGTGCCCACGGGGCTCGTACTGGGACTTCTTGCGGGACATGTAGTACACGAACGACCCGGCGTCGGGGTCCGTGTTCAGGGGGATGTTGCTTCCCTCCCGGATGGCCTCCACCACCCCCTCGGGCATGGAGTTGACGATGCGCTGGGCCTGCTCGTCCCCCATATCCGCTCGGTTGACGATGTCCTTGGTCTTGGAGTCGGGGATGAGCTCCACCATCTTCTCGTCCGTGAACGGGAAGCTCTCCATGTGGATTTGCTCGGGGGGCAGCACCCGGATCGCCGTCCAGCCACGGTAGTGACGCTTGAGCCACTTCTCGGCACGGGCGTCTGCATCCTCGCGGCGGACCGTCCGCTCCGTGGGGTTCCCCGCTGTGTCGAGCTCTCGGATCACCTCATGGGTGATGTCCTCAGGCATGTCGGGGG